TTAGTTCTTTGGTTCCTTTGAACTTATCCAATTGCCTAAATAACCTTTTAGCTTATCTACTATTTGCACGCCTGTGTATCTTTCAACCGTTGCAACAATACCTAATAATTCGGCAATGATGGGAATAGCAATGACCATTTTAAATAGCTCAAAAGCTTCTTTAATCAGGTGCATTTGAACGCTATTAACCGTAATAACAAGTACAGAATACATAATCAATTTAATGATGAAAGGCTTGGTTACATCCCACACTTTTGTGGTTAGCTTGTCCCCTTTGAAAAACCATACGGCCAAATCCATCAAGTAATCAATAGATACTAAGAATATAAGTAAAATATACAATTCATATATTGGAGCAAAAAAGGCTGAAATAAAAAATATCAATTTGCTGATAATTGAAGAGGTAAAAAATGAGTTAATAACCTCTTTTAAGATTTTAAATATTTCCATCTATTAACCTCCTATCTTAATGTACTTAACACCATTATTTATAGTGGTCTTTCCTGAATTATATAATTCTAATGCCTGATTAATCGACAATCCAAATGTCTTTTCAAAATGAGGTGAATCTTTAAAGCTCCTAAATTCACCGCCCCACTTCCAACCCTTTGATTTGAAGTAATTCACAACGGTCATAAAATGCTTGTCTTCATCCCATGATGCAGTTTCAAAAGTTCCATTGCCGTCTTTATCATAAAGAATTACTATATCCATAGCCATCGCATAATTGTGCCACGAAGTACCACCTTTTGCGTTGGTCACAATCTTTCCTTTGGTTGTTCGACCTTGTGCGTAAAGTGCATTTTGTTCTTCAAATGTCCTTAGTGTATGTGTAAATCTTAGTCTAACACCTTTGGGTAATTGAGTATTGATTTCTAAATATTGGTTTCGTAATTCATCCCTAAGGATAGGGTGCATTAGGTTTATTCGTTGGAGCGTTATGGAGTCCGCCCATTGTAGTCTTTTGTCTTCCATTTTATGATAAATATTGGATGATAATAGATTTTGACTATAGTATAATCGATGACCTATAGAGAGATAGACCATTATTTTTTAATTCACAAATAATCGGCTCTTTAAAGAAAATTTCACTTCATTAGATGACGTATAAAGCAATAACTTTTGGTCGGAATATCTTTGTTTAGGAATTGACAATAATTGATTATAGGGCTTAATTTAAAGCTATACGAGCAAATAAGATTCTGACAATAAAACTATCGTTTAAACTCAATAAAAAACCCCTTAAAAAAGGGGTTGATGTGGTTATATACTGAATTTTATATCATATATTCTTTAATATACCAAGCTAGATGAAAGATGTCACTTGGATTGTATTTATATCCCTCTTTCGGTTCGATTTCAATAGATAATTGATTGATTTTTACATTATATTTAAGGAAAAAACCATAAATAAAAGTGCAATCTAAATCTTCTTTTGCTTTTAATAATGCTTTGATAGCTCCGTGACTTGGTAATGTTATATTTATTATATCATTCATGCCACAAAATTGGAAAACATATAATCTAAAAAATTACGGTTAACCATTTTTAGGTAATATATTCAGACAATTGTTTCTGAATGAGCTAAATGTGACAGTAAATACATTACCGCTACACATGTCTCCGAAATTGTCGCTAAAAGGTACTACCGATATATTACCACTAATTTCTATGTCATCGTGATTTTCGAGGAATTTTAAAAAATCCTGTGCAATTTCATTTGTGCTATCTATAATATCAAATTCTGTAATCTCATCTGACAAGTCCATGATTGCAAACTCCCAAATTGTACTGTTCTCATTACCTGAATTGAAATTCGATTTTACATACTCAAAATTTAGCAACGGATATTTCAGTTTTTTATATGTGGATAATTTATCGGTATCTCCGAATTTAACATCATTAACCATAGGGTGTTGATTGAAATAATCTTCAATGATATTCTTGATATATTTTAGATTCCTAACCATCAATACCCCCTTCTATAATAGTTTACTTTGCTTGCTCTTTCTCTATAGTATTGTGCTGAATAGTCTATATTATCACCCAAATAGATGTTCATCGAATTAAATGTTGAATCAGCATCAATCGATGTATTGGTGCTTTCATCGTTATCGCTCGCAAAGTATCTGATTAGACGTATTTTATAGCCATCCATTTTTTGTTTCACGGTCGTAATCGCTGAATCTTTGTCTTTTATCTGTAAAGCTGACAGCGTTGCATCAGTTGAAACGTTGATACCTTTATTATTGATTTTCAGGTGCAAATAGTCTATTCCATACGCAATAGTGGCATAAATTAGAAAAGGCTCAATTACTTCATCAAGAACAAAATTGTCCGTTTCCGTTGTTGAATCTTCTGCAATTTTGGCTCTCATATTTGCAATATATTCAGCACCAATTAAAGGCTCAAGCTCCAAATCAGTTGCTTCATTAAGTGCTATTTGTATAATATCTTCGTCGATATTTACAGGCAGTACGCTATTATTTTTTATTGATTGTATACTTATTAAATTTACTTTATCCATATTAATAATTAAGGTTTGTACACTTTTACAGGTACCCACTCGTGGCGACAATGCTTATTCACTACGCCCGTTTTTCGATTTTTCCACCATCCTCCAGTAAACTCTAATACATTGTAACCCAGCGCCTTAGAGATGGCCATTATGTCACTCGCACTGTAGTATTTGTTACTGTTTATTATTGCTTCGCAAAAATGACGTGTGGTTGGGATAATTGTGCTACCGTCCGCTTCATCTCTTTTCACATAGTCATAATACACTTCTATTTTATTTGCATTCGCAATTGTTGATGGTGCAGTATGAATGATGTTGTTCGCTGTGTTGGTTTTTGTATTTATCAACCCTGCATTTTTTAACAACTCTATAGCATTTTGTACTTCTTGCTTTGTAATATTTTGATTTAGCTCCTTACCAATTTTAATAGCAATTTCGTCAAGTGTCATACCCTCAATCTTGTTATCAAGTAGATACTCTTCTATCGAATTATAATTGCTTGCAAAATGATAGTGTCCGCAACCGCTGAATTTAGCTTTACCGATTAAAACAAAATCCTCTTTCGCTGTACCTAAATGCTTTACCTTTTCAAAATCTTCTAATGTCGCTGAATAGCTTTCTATTTCATCATCTTTTTTTTTATCAGATGCAAAAGATTGAGTTGTGGTTAGTAACGTATTACCATCAGGCAAAGGCTCCAAGCCTGCTTCACTACGTAATTCATTGACGGTCAATATCTTTTCCTTTGTGGCTGAATCCAATTCAGGTTTGAAAAGTCTTTCTTTGTCTTTTAGGTCGATTACTGGCAATCGGTCGTCAGCTTGGAATAGCTTATTAAAAGCATTTACAATTTCAATTCGCTTATCTTTAACATAATTATTTTTGAATAATTGGTATGCGTTTTCTAATTCAGTGGCATTGCCTAATGAACCCTCTTTTTCAACCCCGAATAAAATTGATGATGTCGCTTGATGTGCTGATAATATATTACGTTCCGTTTTTTTAATTACTTCAATCAACTTAGATGCGTAATCATCAGCAGGAATAGTTACAATGTCCATTCCCTTTTCCTGTTGTGTGTTGAACTCGACTAACATATTTTCGCCTTCTGCTCCCGAAAAAATTTCTCTAAATTTCTTCGTCGTCCTCGCTTTATCGTCGTCATTTAGAATACCTTTGAAGGTCTTTATGACTTTCGTTAAGCTAAATCCGTTTGCTGTATTATTTTTGAACAATTGCGTTACTAACATATCAGTTACTGCACTCTCGATACACTTATAATCAGGTGTTGAATAGGTATTATTTACGCTGACATTATAAGAATTAAAATAAAATATTTTAGGCTCCGTTGAATCGTTCGACTTTGGAAAATACTTTGGATATGATAATACTGTACGAGGTGTATTTTTCCAATCTTTATTAACAAAAAATGTCGTTTTTGAATTGTTCAACCTAACATGATGCAAAGGCACGTGATAATAATTGTAAGGCTCTCCAAGTTGATTAAAAGTAACTTCAACAGCAAACGCATTAAAGTAAACTAAATCATTTATACACTTTTTTATTAATTCGCTTAACGAATCATCTTCGTTAACTTGGATTTCATTTAAAAACTCTCCCGATTTCTTATCTATTAGACCATCACCAAAAATATAGTTTGATTTTGAGTTCAATATAGAACCGTGCAACGATGATTTATCAGCAATATCAATCAAAAAATTAGGGTAAAGATTGTCCTCTCCCCAATTTACATGCTTATCTGCGTTGCTCTGTTTGGGTTCTATTGGTAAAGGGGTTATAAACCGAGCAAAGTTTTCTATTTTATAATTTATTTGGTTATTTTTTTCTTCCATCAATCACTTTTCTTACTTCTGTTGGTCGCTCAATGGCAACTTCTTTGTCTTCTCCGATAACTCGGACAAAACCTCTATCAACTACACTATCATTATAGATTAGTTGATACTTATATTTCCCTTCTTCAATACCTTCAAAATCATTCTTAACCTCAATAAATCGCTCCGTTATCTTGGTGGGAATAATGGTAAATGAAGATTCTTTGTTAGATGATTCCTTTATGAACTTCAATGTGACTTCTCCATTAATTATGTATGGTGCAACATTGAAAAACAAAGAATTTATAGGCATTTTTTTATCAATAATCATCTTCTATTTTTCCATAAATATTGGCTTATAAAAAAAGGGGCTAGAATAAGCCCCCTTGGAAGGATTTGTATTTTTAAATTTATCTAATTTGGGATTAGATTAAGGTTGCCAAAATAGTTTTATCTAATTCGGGAGTCGGGGCATAAATCTCACCATTGAACGATAATGTCCTATTTAAATCACTTGCGCTGATTGTACCAACTGATTCTTTCAGCTGAATTGTACCGTCCAATCCACCGATTACATAAGAGCCATTCGCTAATTCAATGATTATCGCTACTGGCTGACCTAACAGACTTGAAACAAATTGATTTGCTTCTGCTGAGTAACCAACCATTGAAGCACTAAATGCGAAAGTTCCGCTTATAATGCCATTATCACCAATTTGAATTGTATCGGTTACGTTATTTTGTTTATTTTCTACTTCGATTTTGACAAACTTTTTAGATGTTTGTAAACCAACTTCTGAGACCTTACCTGCCGTCATTGAATATACACTTGTTGAGCCTTCTATATTTTTTAAGTCGCTATACGCAATCATATAAATGTTTTTGGTACCACCTATAAGCGACTCTCCGCATTGTTTTACGTATCCAACTAAACTTGAACCACATGCCATATTTTTAATATTTTTTATATAATAAAGGATGGTGTTGTTATTGCACCACCCTTGTATTTCAATTTTTAAGTAGCTATTACGCTACGTCCAAAACTCCTATTTCTTGCTTGTAGATTGCTGTTGCACCCAAAGAAAAACGAGCTTGTACTTTTACTTCATCGTCATCTTTCGAATACCAATGTTCTAATTCAGTAGATTTCAAATCACCACCTGTTTGCAAGTTTCTAGCACGTGCAAATACAACTTTGTTTGTTCCATTCAAACCAGTGGCGATTTGGAAAATTGCAGTAGTACCGAATAGTGTATTATCTTCAACAGCTTGATAAATATTTTTACCTGCTAATACAGCTTTGTATTTATCGTATACTTCTTTACCTAAAAAGATTCTGAAATCTTCTTGGTCTCTTACTTCAATAGGCATAGCTAAATAAGCATTTTGTAATTCCGCAACAATATCTGCACCTGTAACCGCTGATAAATCAAATGTACCTGTCGCTAATTGCTTCAAGAAACCGTCGATAAATTTCATGTTACCTGTTTTTGTTTTATCACCTTGCCATACTAATTTTTCGATTTCAGCTTGATTTTTTGTTGCAACATCATCACCGATATATTCGATAAATAAAGCATCATCAAAGCCGCTTTCGCCTTTTTGTTTAGCCTTTAAATCTTCTACAGCGTATGTTTTTACCAAAGTGCGAGCGCACAAAGGGAACTTCATTGCAATTGGTTGTACAACCAAAACGTTTTGTGCTAATGCTACAGAACCTAATTCAGATAGTTTACAAGCACTACCATCTTGCCATACAACATCTGTTTCTAATAATTGGATAGCTTGATTACCCATTGCTGTTGGGTCAAAAGAACCCTTTTCTGTTAAGAATTCAATTGTCTTTCCACCTAAGATGGATTTTAGCATAAACTTACGGCTCTGCTCCGAGGTATATGCTGGTAAATTGGTTACGTTATAACTCATATTATTTTTTATCTATTTTTTTAATAATTGATTAGGCGTATCGCTTGGCTAAGCTTGCCCATTTGTCTTCTTTTACGTCTTCTGCAACAGTATTTTGTTTACTAAATGATGCAGGCGTATTCTTTAGAATAGCTCTAAACTCTTCGATTTTGGTGTCGATTTCTTTAGAGAATTCCCCTTTAAGTTCTTTGATTGTTGCTTTTAAAGCTTCAATTTCAGCTTTTAATTCATCAACTTCTTTGGTGTCTTCTGTTGGCTCTTCGGCTAAGTCTTCTTTTTCCTTATCCTTTTCATCCTCAACACCTTCGATTAATAAATCAATTGCTTCGTCTTCAGCTTTTGATTCTTCAGCATCACCTTTTTCTTCTTCGTCTTCAGCTTTTAATTCTTCTTCAGCAACATCATTTGCTACTGTTAACACTTCAGATATTTTGCCATCTGTAACTACGAAGGAATCACCATTAGGCAATTCAACTGTACCGTTCGGCGCAAGTTCTGAACCTGTTGATGTGCTAACATATACTTCTGTACCGACCTCATTAGCCGTATACTCATATACAGTTTCACCCACCGTTGAAGATTTAAATGAAAATTGAGAAACTAATTTTTCAAATTTTGCTTTTAGCTCTTTAAATGATTTTATGTTCATTTTTATCTCTTATTTTCTGATAAATATTGGCTTACTATTTTTTAGTATTTAGAGCTTGTAAAGCATTTTCAATTTCTTGTTCTAAAGTCAATTGGGAATTGAAATTTTGTGTCAATTGGTTAATAAAATAGCCTTCAACGGAGAATCCTGTGAATTTACCTGATTTGATGAACTGCCATAGTTTTTGAGCACTTTTATCTGATTTATCTAACTGTACCCCCACAATCCAACTGCCGTCAACTGCATCAATTCCATGCGGTGCACTCATACCCATAGCATTATTAACAATATATGATTGCCACACATGTGCATTTACAAATGTGTCCGAATGTTGAAGGTTAATCGAATGTTGGTATCCACTATAAAAATAGTTTTGTGCTATAGTTCGAATTGTGTCTTTGGAGAAAAACACATCATATTCTTCTTTAGTGACTCCATCAAAACGTGGTATGATTTTATCAGGAATCATTGCAACACCGATTAACTCCATTCTATCCTCATTTGCAACGGCAAAAGTTTCTTTCTTTTCCTGTTTGCTAAAGGCTAAAAATGAACTTTCAACGGCAGGTGAATCCACGATACTAATCACGTTCACATCCATTCCAATTGCTGGGTTGATTTTTAGCTCATATAGTTTTCTATCCATATTTTTTTCCAATAAATATTGGATGGGAATAAAAAACCCCTTACTTGAAGGGGTAAAAAACTAATAGCTCGATGTTCTTTTGATGAATTGATTTTTCTGTTCGTTTGTTTCCAAATCACTATTTGTTATGTAAGCTTTAACAACTGTCTGTTCTTGTTGCTGTTGAATTACATCGCTTAATTTGTCGGTTCCGTTTTCAGCTGTTTTTAAAACCGTACTATTTATTACCGGTGCGCTAAATGTTGGTGCATCTGCTCCTGCTCCGCCTGAGGTATCACCATCAACTTTAACACTCATTATTTTTTTAACTGTTGCAAGTCCTGACATAATAACCGATGCCATTGCAGGAATGTTAAAAGGATATGGTACCTCTTTCATTACTTTTGCTCCTGCGCTATACGAATCGATTGTTGCACTTGCTATTGCCATAGTTTTACCTGCAACTGTACTCTCGCCTAATAGTTCACTTGCCTGACTTGTTGCATCGCTAATTGTGGATAGATTTTGAAATTTCGCTTTGGTTTCTTCATCCAACAGTTTTTTCTTTGCTTTGCCATTAGCTTTTTCCGCTTTTTGAATGTTATCATTATGTTTTTCAGTCGCATCTTCAATTTCCTTATTGTTCGCTTCGATTGCGGATAATTTTGCATTTAACTCTGCTTGAATGTTTGTGATTTCATTCGCATTAGTTGCAGGGTCAGCCATTAACTCCTTTAATCTCGCTTGACCTTCTTCGTATAGTCGTTGAATCTCGCTATTTTCAAGATTCTTAGTTTCCGTTGTTATTGCTAACAATGTATCTTCATACTCCTTTTTTGCTTGCAATTGAGCATCAAGCTTTTGTTTTTGGATTTTAAAAGTATCGTCTTCGTCTATTTCATTTTTATCCATTGAATTAGCCAAATCCTTTTCGGCTTCCTTTTGAGCAATTGACAATTGTTTAAGTTGTGACAGATATGTTAATTGATTATTCAATCTAGCATCTAAATCAACCCTTTGCTCTGCTGTTGCGTTTTCTTTTTGCTTAGTATAGCTTTCTATTGTCTCTAAGTATTCTTTTGAAAAGTCATCCAAAAACTGACGGCTGTTGCTCTTTATATAGTTAAAATATTCATCATCATATTTTTTGTTGACAATATTCCTTTCAATTTTTTCGGCTTGTTCAAGCTTTGTTATATCTTGGTTTAATTTGCGAGCTACAGCAATCTGTTCTTTGTATTTATCGGAAAGATTTTTTAAATCGGTTTGTCTTGAATTATGATTTGATGCATAAGTTACTTTTTCAGCTTCTTTTAAATACCCCTTCAATTGAGATAATAACGTATCATAAGTTTGTTTATTTTTTTCCGCTCTTTCTTTAGCAAGGTCATTAATTCGCTTTCTTTCGGACAATATCAATACGTTTCGCTCCGTATTAAGTTCAATTAGTTGTTTTTGTTCCTCATCATTTAGCTTCTTATTTACTTTTGCCGTTTCGATTAATGATTGACGTTTTAAAGAGTTACGTTTTAACGATAATTCATAGACTTCTTTTTCCTTATCATTCATTGCTGATAGCATTTCTATTTGGCTATCAATACCCGTTACAATACCTTGATTTAGCTTCTTTAGTTTTTCTAGTTGTCTGCCTGCTTCGGATGTAATTCCGATGAAATCAGTAACTTTTTGGATTATATTACCAATGAATTGAGCAACATCTTTTAAGCCAGGAATTAAATTAAATACGACTTCTTTAAGCTTGTCAAAATTGGTCACTAAATATGCTAATGCAGTAACTAGTAAACCAATTCCGATTGCTTTAAATGCCATACCAAAGCCATTAGTTGCTCCAGTAGCACCTTTTGTTGCACTTGTTAAACCTTCCGTTGCTGTACTTGCTTCACCTGTTGCAGTACTAATTGTATTGATTGTGTCGGTTGCAACTTTACCTGCTTTGAAAGATGACATTAAAGCCGTCCATTGCTTTCTGAATTGATTTAAGCTTTGTAAGCCCTGCATGATGGATTGTAATTGCATAAGCTTTGCAATGTTTTCTTCTGCTGTTTTGCTTTCAATACCCATTAATTGCAAAGCACCTGTAACACCGCCTAATACACCAGTAAGGTTTTCCCCTGCTTGAACGAATTGCCCAAATCTGTCAACTGAGAGCGAATCGACCGCTAAATCAACATTTTTGACATTTTCTTTTAACTGTGCGACCTTAGAAAGAATCTCATTAAATTCTTTACTACCCTGTTGCCCTGCGGTTGCCATGGCATATAAGCGGTCCTCTAATTCCCCAATCTCCCTATTTACGTCCCGAAAAGGTTCATTTATATCACGAATTTTTAATTCTAATTCACCTGCTTCATTTGATAATTGTTGTAATTTAAGTGGGTCTTTTGTCGTTTGCATATTCCGCACCATACTACACCACCATTCCGCTCCAAAGTACACCAGTGATTCCGCTGCAAAATACACCACTTTGGTGTAAATTTTTAGCAGACTATTTATAAGTTG